GTAGATGAACAGGGGTACAAAGTGACGGAGGCACAAGCGCGGGCCATGATGTACGACACGTTTGATAGTCTCAAAGAGACCATCAGCGCCGACCTGCCTAACCTTGACAGGCACGAATTGTGGGCTGTGCAAAGCCTTGCATTCAATTGGGGTTATGGTAACGTCAAGAAATCAGCCTTATATCAACACCTGAAAGCCGGAAGTAAAACAGGTGACGCACGCCGTGCATGGATGAAGTGCCACGCAGCCACCGACAACCACAGGACAAGCCGCCGCTTCGAGTGGGCGCTTTATACCGGAGACTTCAAAGAGGCAAAGAAATACGCGGACAAGGCATACAACAGCATTGCCGGACGCGGAGATTTAAAACATTATTGATAATGGAATGTCTGATTGATTACTGCTACGGCTCCGGCTCCGGCAAAGGCTACGGCTACGGCTCCGGCTACGGCTCCGACTCCGGCTCCGGCTACGGCTACGGCTCCGACTCCAGCTCCGGCTACGGCTACGGCTCCGGCTACGGCTCCGACTCCGGCTCCGGCTCCGGCAAAGGCTCCGGCTCCGGCTCCGGCTCCGGCGATGACGAATAAATTCACAACAAAAATAAAATGCACAAAACATGATTGAAAGAATTTGCATTATCCGATCCTATGAAAGTGGCGTTCACTTTGGCGAAGTCGCTGAAATGCGCGACACAATTCACGGACTATCCGTGACGCTCAAAAATAGCCGCCGCGTTCATTACTGGGAAGGTGCTGCATCGTTGTCACAGATGGCAATTGATGGCATAAGATCCGGGCGCATCGCAATGATGCTGCCTGAGATTCAGGTGGAAAATGTCTGCGAAATCATTCCGATGACAGATGCCGCAATTAAAAACATGAGTAATCAGCCGATATGGAAGGCATGATTTATTACGGCTACGGCTACGGCTCCGGCTCCAGCTCCGGCGATGGCTCCGGCTCCGGCTCCAGCTCCGGCGATGGCTCCGGCTACGGCTACGGCTACGGCTACGGCTACGGCTCCGGCTCCGGCTCCGACTACGGCTACGGCTCCGGCTACGGCAAAGGCAAAGACTACGCCCACGGCTCCAGCTCCGGCGATGGCTACGGCTACGGCTCCGCCTCCAGCTCCGGCTACGGCGATGACAAATAAATTCACAACAAAAAAAACGCACAAAACATGAAACACATCATTTTCTTTTTCATCATTCTAATTTCAGATGGTAACGCAATCAGCGCTCAAACCGTCATTGCGTTACCATCTGAAATGACCATCAACGCGGTATTAGACTGCGTACCAACAACCATTCCTGCCGACCAACAGGCAGAAGCGCGTGACAACTTGAGCAGCAATTACTACCTGACCGTCTCTGCGTTAAGGCAGTTTGATGATGGTATGGATGAGCAGGCGATTCAGGAAGAGGCAGCAGCACAAACGTACGCTGTACTTCAGGAATGGTATCAGACAGAACAAACCGCCAAAGGCATGGCATCCGGTTACGGCTTTGATCTAAAAGTAATCAACCCAATCAGATTCTTTGAACTTAACATGACCGCTGAACAGTACGCAAATCAGGTTGAATCAGCGATAGCAAAGGCAGGTAAGGTCAAAGGATACAGCATTGAGGAAATCAAACGCCGTGCGCTGTATTGGGGCGTTCAGTTAAACGTAAGGCAGCTATGACTTTGTTTATTGTAGTCCTTGTATTGGCATGGATATTCTCAAGCTCTGAAAAATGAAAGACAAGAACAAGAAGATACCAGGCGTTGAGTACTTCGATGTAAAGAAGTATCAATGCTGGATGTTCCCTACCATCGAAGCAGAGGAGCGGAACAAAGCGGCCAATAAACAGCAAACAGAGCGCCGTGTTGAAACGCTCAAGAAGCAAGCAGTTAACAGTTGATGCATAAGTCCGGCACACTTTCAGTAGTGTGTCGGGCGTTTGCATTTAAAGCAATCACGATGCCAACAGTAAATAAGAAGTCAAAAGCATATCCCTGGAAGCCAAAGGCGGCACCGATGTTTGAGTCTATAAAGAACAGGGCATGGTCACAGGCGCTGTACAACAGTCAGCGGTGGCGCAAGTTGGCGAAATATGAGATCATGCAGGAGCCATACTGTGTACTGTGTAAGCAGAAAGGGATAGTGACAACTGACAATCTACAGCGTGACCACATCAATGGATTTGCCACCGAAGATGAGTTCTGGAACGGCGCGCGGCAAACGCTGTGCAAGTGGCACAATATGCAGAAAGCGCGTAGTAAGGGCGGTGAAAGAGCAGCGAAAAACAAGTTATAGGGGGCGGCATCATTGTACAGCCGTATCCTACCAACTTCACCATGCTCAACCGCGCACACGCACCGGCAAAAATGAGTGAATTGAAAAATTGACAAAAAGCATGAAAGGCAGACCATCAAAATCAGAAGCGGAGCATAAAGCCACCGGCACCTTCAGGCCCGACCGGCACGGGAGCAGGCTCAAGGCATCCGAAAGTGAAATCCTGAAGCCGCCCGCGCATTTCAATAAAGCGCAAATTGCAAAGTGGAACGAAGTTGTAAACCACCTTCGCCAATTTGATATTTTATCCGATCAGGACGCAGACAGCATTGCCACCTACGTTGAATCAGTCCTTATCCAGCGTGACGCATTTCTTCTGATGCAGCGGGAAGGCTTTTTAGATGGCGAAAAAACGCATCCGGCATTCAGGGTTTACCGCGACATGGAAGCGGTAATCAAGCCACTTCGCGAGCAGTTCGGATTCACACCACGCGCACGGCAAAGTATCCACGTGAAAAAGAAAGAGGTCAAAAAGGAAGACCCGATACTGGCAATACTCACAAAGCCAAAGAAAGCCGTGTAAATGTTAGAGGGATACAACCGATACATCAAGACAGTACAGGCCGGAATAGTGCCTGTTTGTGACTATGTGAAGAACGCAGTTGCCAGGCAATTAAACGACCTGAAGCGACAAGGCACGCCCGACTTCCCGTACCACTTTGACGAACAGGAAGCGGAGCGCTGGATTTCCTTTATTTCCATACTTCGCCACACTTCAGGCGAATGGAAGGGACAATTTTTCAACATACAGGACTTTCAGGCGTTCCGGTGGGCTGTACTTTTTGGATGGCAGCGCAATGACGGTAAAGGACGCAGGTTCAGGCGTGCTTTTGTGGAAGTTGCCCGAAAGCAGGGAAAGACGGAAGAGGCAGCCGCTATCATGCTCGGTGGCCTATTGATAGATGGCGAACAGACGGCACAGATTTACAGCGCTGCAACAACGAGGCATCAGGCTAAGATCGTGTACAATGCCGCAAAGATGATGGGGCGGGAATTGAAGCAGGACAGCGAAACAATACGCGACCTGTTAAAGGTTATGCAACACAGGGTAATATTTGAACAAAATGACAGCTTCATGGAAGCCTTGAGTGCGGAGGCCGGAACGCTTGATGGCCTTAGTCCTCATGTCGCTGTCATTGACGAGTTCCACGCGCACCCGACAAACGAGGTGTTAAAAGTCATTGAGACGGGCATGGGTGCGCGCACGCAGCCACTAACGTACATCATCACCACAGCCGGATTCAACTTTGAATCGCCCTGGTACCACATGAGGCAGAACTGCATTGACATCCTGCGAGGACTGAAGCACGATGATACATTCTTTGGGATTATCTACACGCTGGATGATGGCGATGACTGGAACGATAAAACATCATGGGTAAAAGCAAATCCGCAAATAGGAACTACTCCCACATGGGAGTTCATGGAGTCAGAGTACACCAAAGCTGTAAACGAGGGCGGTAGATCGGAGGTAGAGTTCAAAACAAAAAACCTGAATCTACCTGTAGGCGTTTCTGAAGTGTGGATACCCGATGAACTTTGGCAGGCTTGCCCAAATGAGATAAACCACGCCGAACTGCAGGGCCGCGAATGTTACGCAGGCATTGACTTTGCGGCTGTGTCTGACTTTACAGCACTTGTTGTCCTCTTCCCGCCTGTTTCGGATGATGACCCGTATGTAATCATTCCGCACTTTTGGATTCCGGAAGAGGTGCTGAAAATCAGATCACGCGATTTGCCGGACATTGTGCGGTGGCAAAAGGATGGACTTGTAACGGTAACGCCCGGAAACGTGACGGATTACGACTACCTGACAGCCGAAGTGCACCGCCTGCGGAGTCTGTACGACATCCGGTCAATAGGCTACGACCCACATAACGCGTGGCAGACAATATCAAAGCTGGAGGCAGACGGGCTGCCTATGGATAAATTTAGTCAGGGAATTATGAATATGTCACCACCGAGCAAGGAATTTGAGCGGATTGTCAGAAGTAAGCGCATGAATCACGGAGGTAATCCGGTGCTTCGCTGGATGCTGCAGAACTGTGTTCCATACACAGATTTTAACGAAAATCTGAAGATCAGGAAGATGAAAGAAACGCGCGGGGCAAAGATTGACGGCATTGTCGCTGCCATCATCGCACTCGGTGAATACCTGAAGAATCCACAACCGGAAGTTTACAGCCAAACAGGTTTGTTTTATGTATGATGAACTAAGAGATTTCAGGCGTGAAAACTTTGAGGAGTTTTTACAATTGTTTCATACCTTGCATGAAGTTTCAGCGACCTATCAAGAAACGTATGAGGTGGCTGAACTGGAGTTCTCAAAAAAACACGGCATGAGAATCTTTAAAAACTTCATGCACTTCCACAATTACAAAGCCAGGTACAACAAGCGAAAGAGTAAGCCCAAAAAATAGAGATCGTTTCATGTTATTTTGGTTCCGGCCCACTTGATTAATCAGGTGGGCTTTTTATTTTCATCATGTTTTTTATTTGCCCGCTTGCATATCCGATACCTTTGTATTGCAATGGGCATTATCTCACAGATACGCGGCATATTTCAAAGCGAACAACGCAACAGCCTATCGCATCCAGCTGAATGGATGTACACATGGATGGGTGGCAAGCCTACCCGTTCAGGCGTAAATGTGAACGGAGAAACAGCCCTGACACACGCGGGCGTATTCGCGTGCGCAAAGATTCTATCCGAATCAGTCGCATCGCTTCCTGTAGCACTCTACATAGATACCGGCGAAGTTGTTAACGAATTGTCAAATGACACACGCACACGACTGATAGGCGCGGAGCCTTCAGAGTTGTACACGTCATTTGACTTTCGGTCAACCGCTATGCTGCACCTTGCGCTGCATGGCAACTTCTATGCTGACATTATCCGCGATGGCAACCGCCGCCCGGTCGAACTCCGCATTATCGAAAACCCGAATTGGGTAAAGCCCGAACTTGACCCTGAAGGCCGCCTTTGGTATCGCATATTTGACCAACGCAGTACAGCAGGTGGTTATGTAGAGCGCACTCTACCCGTGCGCGCACGTGACATTATTCACGTCAAAGGCATCAGTTCAAACGGCATTGAGGGTAAATCCCCTATTACCCTATTCAGGGAGAATGTAGGACTTGGTATAGCCACCACGCAGACACAGGGCAGCCTGTGGAAAAACGGCACTTTGATAAATGGCTACCTGAAACACCCTGGCAGGCTTGCGCCGGATCAGGCACAGAATCTGCGTGACAGTTGGCAGAGCAGGTACACAGGCCGCGACAACGCAGGAAAAACGCCTGTACTGGAAGCGGGTATGGAGTTCGTGCCATTGACGCTGAAGCCCGCAGATGCCATGTTCATTGAAACGGCAAAGTTATCGCTGCACGATGTTTGCAGGATTTACCGCATACCGCCTCACATGGTCGGTGACCTTGAGCGTTCCACAAATAACAACATCGAACATCAAAGCCTTGAGTTCGTGCGCGACACATTGCGGCCCTGGCTGAAGAATTGGGAGCAGGAACTTAACAGGAAACTACTGTTTGAATCTGAAAAAAACAGAATGTTCTTTCGCTTCAATGTTGATGCCCTGCTTCGCGGCGACACTAAATCGCGTTCTGAATACTTCGCGCGTGCGCTCGGTTCCGTTTCAACTCCGGGCTGGATGACACCTAACGAAGTGCGGAGGCTGGAGAACATGAATCCGGTTACATCTGGCGACACGGTTTATAACCCTACTTTGAATAACGAACAGCCGGACGTAGTGCAGGCTGACAACATACAAGACAATGGACAACAGCAAGCAAGCGCTACAGCCTGAAATACGCTCCTTTACTGAAGGCGTGGAAATCCGCATGACGGAGGACGGCAAGCCTTCTGTTTTTGGATATGCGCTGAAGTGGGGCAAATCCTATGACATGGGATACTTCACCGAAGAGATACAGCGCTCTGCACTTTCGGAGGCTGATATGTCGGACGTGCGCATCCTGTTTAACCACGATCCCAATCTGATTATCGGTCGCACGAAGTCAGGCACAGCCACAGTTGGCACGGATGAAACGGGAATGTGGTACAGGGCATCCATACCGGACAGCCCCACCGGACAGAATCTCACTGAAGCGCTCAAGCGCGGTGATATAGATCAAAGTTCTTGGTCATTCCAAATTGCCCGCAATGAGGTGGGTATGTCAGTTGGTGACGAGTGGAGAATGAAAGACGGCAAAGAGCATCGCGTGATTACCAAAGTAAAGCGGGTGTTTGATGCTTCACCAGTTACCTATCCTGCCAATCCGGATACATCAGTTGCGATGCGGTCGCTGGAGATGGCAAAGCGCAACGGCGAAGGTTACGAAGAAATGCCACCAAAGGCACAGGCT